ATGCTTTTGCACTGGCCCGACGCACCGCTTGGCATCTACTCGGCAGGAATTGGGCGTAAAGAATCCCATTGCAAAATCACGTTTGCAGGCATTCAGTCTATCAGAAACAAGGCCCACGAAATAGGGCATATTGACTTGATGATTGTCGATGAGGCGCACCTAATATCCCATAACACGGATACCAGTTACCGTAAACTAATCGATGCGCTTAAGATTATCAATCCTGCGCTGCGCGTTGTCGGACTGACTGCGACGCCGTACAGACTTGGTCACGGTATGCTGACCGATGACGAAGGCATATTCCATGACCTAATTGAGCCAACCAGTATCGAGGCGCTAGTCGAGGATAAATACCTTGCACCGCTGCGCTCTAAACTGACAGGAACGCAACTGAGCGTCAAAGGCGTACATCGTCGAGGCGGCGAGTTCATCGAGAAAGAGTTGCAAGCCGCAATCAATAAGTCGCACACAAACGCGGAAGTCGTGCGCGAAGTGATTAAATTGGCTGGCGACCGCAAGGCATGGCTGTTCTTTTGCGCTGGCGTAGACCACGCTCACGCCATTAAAGATATGCTGGTGGACTCTGGCATCCCTGCGGAGTGCATCACCGGAGAGACGCCTAAGATCGAACGAGAGCGCATGATTGCCGACTTTAAGTCTGGGCGCCTGAGAGCGCTTACAAACGCCAACGTGTTGACTACCGGCTTCGACTATCCAGACATCGACTTAATCGCCATGATCAGGCCCACAATGTCTGCTGGGCTGTATGTGCAGATGGCTGGACGTGGTATGCGGATTAAGAGCCATACCGATCATTGTTTGGTGCTAGATTTTGCTGGCGTTGTGCAGATGCATGGGCCGATCACAAATGTTCAGCCGCCAAACAAAGCCGGTAAAGGCACTGGAGAGGCGCCAGTAAAGACTTGTCCAGAGTGTGACAGTTTGATCGCGCCAGCTGTTAAAGTCTGCCCAGACTGTGGATATGAGTTCCCACCGCCAAAAGAAAAAAAGTACCGTCTGTCAGATATTGACATAATGGGCAGCGAAAACAATGCGCTCTCGGTAGAATCTTGGTTGTGGTCAACGCATACCTCTAGGGCCAGTGGAAAGAATATGGTGAAAGTTCAATATTACTCTAAGCTGTTAAGCGATCCAGTCATATCAGAATATTTTCCACTGACGCATCCCGGTTTTGTCGGTAATAGGGCTACAATTAAGTTAGCAGAAATTGCTAACAAGTCTAATATTAATTTTCAATTTTTAGATGCAGCGTCATTAGATGATATTTGTTTTGAAATGAATAAAGGAAACTGCCCTGATGAAATACGTTTTCGGAAAGAAGGGAAATACTACAAGGTTGTCAAAAGGGACTGGTCGCTCTGAACACGTTGAACAGCGAGAGTTCGTAAGTTGGTTTCGCAAAAGCTACAAAGGAATAAGGATCATTGCAATACCAAACGGCGGTCAAAGAAATATCGCGACTGCGGCACGATTAAAGGCCGAGGGAGTCATGCGAGGAGTTCCAGACCTGTACGTCCCGGCGTGGATGCTGTGGATCGAAATGAAAAAAATTAGCGGCGGTCGAGTGTCGCCGGAACAGAAGGACTGGCACAATTATTTACAAAGCATTAACCAAAATGTTATTATCACCGCAGGATTTGAAAATGCAAAATTACAAATTGAAGATTTTATAGAGGAAATGGAAGATGCCTGATAAAAATTTAACCAAGTCTTTAAGACTTAGCCAAAACATCAAAGCGAATCGAGCAAAACTAAATTTACGCCAAGACGATTTAGCCAAACTGTTAGGAACAAATCGCTCAAAAATTAGCCAGTGGGAGAATGGGACATCGAATCCATCTGACGTTGAAAAACAAAAAATGGAACAGTTGTTTTTAACTGGTCGCATCTTGGAAGATCAAGTGCAACTCGATCCTGAGCGCAATGCCTTGTTATTTACCGAAGTTAACGTTATAGGTTTGATCGGTATTACGCTTGGCGCTATGGCCGTGATCACAATGCTTTACTTGGTGGCAAGCCTATATGGTTAGTTTAAACCTTCGTAAGTTTAATAAACGCATCAAACACATTAAGTTTGGGCCGTACTACATGGTGGCACTAAACAAATGGGATAATGGCGAACAGTTGTTTACTTTTATTGATGGGAAAACTTATCGAGACTCAGAGGTTATGACATTGGCAAAGAAATATGGTTATAATAACGTTGAGCGAGTTTACGAGACCTATAATTCGCTTGGTTAGTATTTCATTGATTCTCCAATCACACCTCTTGCCCCACTTCGCGTGGGGCTTTTTTTTACTTTTTCTTTGCGTAACTTCTTTTTTTCTTTTTAACTTTTATGCCTTTCTTTTTTGCATCTTCCTCGGCTTTTTTCATACCAGCTTTGGTATAGCTGTAGTGTTTCTTTCCAACCATTGGCATAACTATCTCCTTTAACGTTTAACTGCAGAACTACCAACGTAGAAACTGAAGATGCTTAACATGATCTGATCATACGACGAACGAAACATTGCTGCGCCTTGAATGATTTCCCATTCTGTCCATCGTTTTGTTGTATCAATTAATCCAAACAAATAATTCCCACCAGATGACTTCTCAACTGGCACTGCAATATCGATTGGCGTAAACATCGGCGCGAGACTAATAAATGCAACCATCGACAAAAATCCTAACACAAGTACACGTCGAGTTGCGCTTGAGAACCTGTCTTGTGTTCTTACTTTAAATTCTTTGTCGGCAATTTCTGCTCTGGCCTTCATATGCTCGACATCAAAGGCGAGCCTCTCCATCATCAGTTTTTGTTGATCCGCTTTCGCCTTCGCCGCATTTGCCACCAAGCCGCTGAATACGCCCACGAGATTGCTACCAATAGCGAGTATAACTTCTGTCCCAAGTCCGAGCATCTATGTTTAACTCTAAATTTAATTAAGTAAAATCCAGCATTCATTAACACTTTAAAACTGTCTTTATACATCCCAAGCCCCATGTTGCAGCGCTTGCACAGCATACCTCTTATTCTCCCACTATCGTGACAGTGGTCAACTGAAAGTGTGTCTATTGCGTCCTTAGTCCCTGTTTTTTTGCAAATTAAACAACGGTTTTGCTGGCTGTCTGCCAGATCCATCATCTCAGGCAGCGTTATTCCGTAACGAGTCCTTAAATGATAATCAGCATTTTCGCTTTTACTTCTTGTTCTTCTTTTTCTTTTTGGTTTTGACTGTTTTTGCTGTTTTGGCTGCTTTTTTAAATTGCTTGGCTGTTGGCGCACCTTTGTCTCCCGGCTTTCTCATTTTCTCACCAGAGCCGGCTTTAATCCTATCTTTCTTGGCTTTGATGTTGGCATAAAGTCCACGTTTTGCCATGACTATCCTTTCTTACTTTTGTTGCGTTTAGAAATTGATGCGCTTTTTCTTTTGGCGTCTGCCTTAGATGATGCGCCCCACGCCTGTAAACTTAAAAGCAATCTTGTCGGCTTTCCTTTAGAGTCTCGCTCTGGGCCTTTCATGCCGCCCATACGAGCAAGAAAAGACGCACGTCGAGGATTGTCTCCAGACTTAACTGGCGACTTTAAATTTGCGCCTGTAGTTTTTTTAAAGTGTTTGCGGCCTTTTTCATTTAAGCCGCCTTTTGGATTTTGATGTACTTTCTTAACCATCTGGGCCTGTCCTTTCTAACAAATGCACTCTCACTTTAAGATCGTGAATGTGTTCAAGAATTTCTTCTTTTAAATCTTGCCGTGCAAATGCGTTTCCCGGCGATGGAACAATAACGCCCTGAGGACTTATCAACTGCATTTGATTGGCGCGAATCAACTGAATGTCTGATGAAATTTCGCCAATGCTAGAAATGACCCACCACATAGCCGCCAGCAAAACTGGAACTAAACTAGCCAGTGCTTTTGCTATGTCAAAGTCTTTCATTTTTTGTTTAAAAGATCAAAAACAGTTTTAATCTTTTCTTCCAAAAATTTAAGGCGCAACAAAACTTCACTGCGAAAACTAATTAAACCAGCAGCCAGTATCGCTAACGCCGATATAATCGGCCAAAGTTCTACTAACGTTTGAGTCACTTATCAGCCTTCCCATCCAGCTTTTCGTCAATGGAATCTAACTTAACAAAAACTCGATCGACAAACTTTTCAAACTCTTTGCGTTTGAGATAGTCGCCAGCAACCAAGACCTCGATCTCGCCAACTCGACGTTCAGTACGGCTTTGCAGTTTCTGCAAGTCGCGGATTGCCGCCCAGATAATATGCGCCAAAGCGCCTAACAATGCGCTTGCGCCACCAAGTATAAAATTGATGGTGGATTGATCCATGCTAGAACGTTCCTTCCCAGACTCTGAATTTGTTGAAGTCACCAGATAATATCTTTCTCTTTATCACTTCCTGCGCTGCCTTATGATCGTCCCATTTAACGCCAGCCTCTTTCAGCCACTGCGACATAATGTGCATTGGTATTCGGCCTACAAGTCTATTATCGCCTTTTTGTTGATCGAATCCAGCATCTTTTAAGTCTTTAACTTGTTTAATTGTTGGATCGTTATCGTATACGTTCTCAATGGTAAGTGTGTCCCCACCATCGTCGTGATGTACTATCTCTTTAACTTTCAAACAAACCTCCGATAAAAAAAGGGAGAGGCGTTAGCCCCTCCCATACACCAATTAAGATGTTGTGTTGTCAAAGATACCGCCTGATGCTTTCTCGTTTTTTGAGACCATCGTTAGTTCGGTGACTATAGCACGTCTAGTTGCATCTCCTGTGCGAGCAAGCTCCATATTCTTAGTGTTTCTAAGAACACCAACGCAGAACATATCATCTTGAACAATGAACACATCACGACTTCGGTTTTGACGCGAAGGCATAAAGTTTACAGTTCCCCAAGGAGTAACGTAAACGTCAACTGCGTTAACAACAGCGTTTGTGCCACCGACAGATGCGCCGATAGTTGCTCGCTGATTGTTCATCCCGGTGAAGCCAAGAGCCTTATTCATCTGGAATGCTGATAAGTACACAGTATCAGGATTTCCACCTTCCTCCCAGATTGACTGCATAACACCGTCAAAACGAGCTTGACTAAACGCTTGTAGCGTTGTTGTCTCGTCTGTACGAGCGTCAGTTCCGTCTCCGGTCGCGTCAGCGCCTTCGTTGTCACCAAAGTCAGTGTTGGTGATTAACCATGATGGCAAACCAGCAAGCTCACGCGCAGTTGTGCTGTTACCAGCAACTCGAGCGTTGTTGTCAAAGAGAGCCTTCTCAATATCGAGCTTTTGCTCTTTGGCAGTCTTGAGCATTTGATATGCAACCTCAGATGCGCGACCAGCTTTTTTAAGGCCAGAGTCTGTATCTGGAACTGATACAGCGTCAACAAAGATTTGAGTGTAGTTCCCAAGTCTTGATGTTGCTGTACGAGCATTGGCAGTAATATCATCGCCCTCAATGTGAGCGTTAGCAGCTGCTGCACGAAGCGAGTCTGTCTGCCACTCATGTAGAGAGTTAGTTGCCGTTACTTTTTTACACTTAGTGTAAAACGGTGTTTCTTCTGGAGAAACGTCATAGATGATATCTGAGAGATCCTCTCGGATACCGACAGCATCATAGCTGTCAAAAGTGTTACTTGGTTGTGCCATTATATTTACCTTTTAAGTTATTCATTAACAATTAAACCGATCACATCTTCGATGCGACCAGACTTTTTGAACTTGGCTTTTTGCCGTTCCATTGCCTTGCGACTGGGATTAACGTTCTTCTTCGCACCCGGCTTGATAACTGGTTTCGCGCCTTTAGCTTTTTGCTCGGCTTTCGACTTGCCAGCGACTATCTCGCGGTACTTGATAGCGTCGTTTAAAACCCTTATGGCTCGATGATCCATGATGCCCCCAATCTCTTCCTGCGTGTAACCGTAGAAATTCTGACCAGAGTTCACCAACTTTTCCTTCAATTTAGGCGCCTTTTGAGCATCTCCAAAATCAGGAATAACTTGTGCTAACGATTGCATTTCCTGTTGCAAATACGTTTGTACAGCTTGCTCACGAGCTTGCTCACTTTGTTTCATGACCTCGCCCATTTTGCCTTGTTGCTGATTGTATTCGCCCAACGCCTTGTCGTATCTGGCCTTCTCTTCAATGTATCCAATTGGATCAGTTGAGACAAGATCGTCAGATGGTGGAGTTGGCGGTTGCAAGAATTGCCCTTGTTGCATTTGCTCATACATCGATACCAATTGCTGTCGTTCGGCTAAGAGTGCAGAGTAAACTTCCTCAGCTTGTTTTTTACTAGCTGCGGCCTCTTGCATTCCTTTTTGGACGTACTTCTGGCCTGAATAACCTTGCTTGAGATCCTCTAAGGATACCTGCTGTTCTGCACCATCAACCTTGACAGTATAGAACGTTGGCGCAGGCTCTTCTGAATCGGCTGGCTCTTCTGACTCTTCGTCATCGTCCGACATTTCAACTTCTGTTTCTTCTTCCTCGCCGTCGTTGACCTCGGCGTCATCAACATCCTCTGATTCCGATGCTTCCATTTCTGGAGATACATCCTCAGATTCTGTAATTTCTTCTTGCTCGACCTGTTCGGATTCTTCAGGCATAGTAATTAAACCAACTGCCTGTTCGATACTTCCGTCGAATGATTGTGCTTCTTGAGTTTCAGTCGTGTCTGACACGGTACTTATCTCCTAGTTTTTTTATCGAAAATCTTTTCATCCGCCAAGGCGGTGTTGATGTAATCATCGATAGTTGATAATGCACGGATAATATCGTGCGCGTTATCGCGATCCTCGGTGGTCGAGTCCGGATCTGTGAAAATGCTAACCTGTAGCATTTTTACGGCATCAATGACTTCCTTAAATGTGGAGTCGTCTTTGAGCCGTTGTAATCTTGATGCTTTCTCTTTAACTTTTGCCATTAAAATCTACCGCCAGACACTGCACCGCTTGGGCGTTCATCTGGATATCTTGGCTCTTTCTGTGACTGCTTAATGTTTTCAACATCAACTGATGTATCGTATTTGCCAAGTATTTCAGCGGCCTTAATAAGTAAATCTTGATCCATTTTATCGCGCTCTCGGTCGTCTTGAGCAATGGCTTTCTGTGCGTCAACTTCCATCTTAACCATGTCAGATTGAGCCTTGGCTTGCGCTTTGAGCTGTTCGGCTTGTACGAGCGCTTGACCGGGATCGAGCGGCATTGGCTTGCCTTGAGCCTGCTGTTGTTTCATCATGAGCAACTGCTGCTCGTATTCATCACTCATTGGCGTAAAGTATCTGTCGCTGTTTCTAATTCCAGCAATCGCCATAATATCCGCCATCGTATTGCGAATAAGCGTCATTGATACGAGGCCGTTACCTGCTCCGTAACTTTGCCAGATCTGCATCTGCATCTGTAACGTCTGCTGTAGGATAGCGATCTTTTCGTCTTCCTTGCCAGTGCCAAGACCAATGTTGCACATAACGTCCATGCTAGAGTTCCATGATCTTGGATCAATTGGCACGAACTGGCTATTCATACGCATCATTTTCTCTTCGTCGGTGTTCTCAATAAAGAGTTTTAACATGAGCTTAAATAGGCGCTTCATACCGCCCTCGGCAAGATTGCGTGACATAACCTCAATCTGAGCCGCACCAGCTTGTTTTGTAATGTTTGCCGCAGTAGCGGTAGTATTCTGTAGAGCGTCTGGATCAAGGCCCATAGAGGCCCGAGAGACGCCTGTTTTAGTCTCGATGGCGTCATCCATATACTGAATGGCTGCGAGCGTCTGAGCGGCTACAAACGGCACTGAGATAGGCACAATCGCCTGTGGATTCTTCATCCTGATAATGCCGCCAATCTCGTTGTTTAGCACGTCGTCGACGTTGACCTGATTGTCCACAATGCCTATGCGAGGATTGTTTGTTAGCGCAACGTTGTCTAAGACGCCCCTGAGCATCGCTGTAGATGCGTCCTGATCGTCATTGATAAGATCAGATATAGAGCGGCCAAAGAACGCATGAGGCTCAGGATCGACCTCAAACACGGCAAATGGGACTTCACTGTATGGCTCGTAATCTAGGAGCTGGTAGTCATTGCCGCCAAGCATAAACTTGTAGAGCTGTGCGACGCCAGTTCCCTCGATGTCCATCTTCATGTACGCCTCGGTCACTGCTACCAGTTTCATTGATAGATCTTCGGTCGACTCTTCTTCTTCCTGCTGATATCCGCGACGCTCAAAATCTTCAACTTCGGAATATGTATCGCTAGATCCGATGCCAGTAAGATTAGATACTTTCTCAAAATCGTATCCCATGTTAACGAGATCAGATACGCGCATCTCGGTACGGTGCGCCACAACGTAAAAGTCATCAATTGACGTTGCATTCCTGTCCACCATAAATTCTTCTGGCGGAACAGATTTTACTTGAAGCATCCCTTTGTCAGTTTTTCGACTAATCGTGACACTATGCTCAGGAACTTCGATTTCCATTCCCATTTGATCCATCGAGATAGAGACTTCTTGGCTATGTTCGATAACATCTACATTCTCCTCGTTAACGATGGCTGCAAACTCTTCATCAGTTAAGTTTGTAAAACTGTAAGTCTCAGCCTCTGTGTATTTGTCCCAATAAACTTTTAGGACGCCAGCCTTCTTAACCATTGCGTCGTGAAACGCATCATTTAACAAACTGTAACCATTAAGCTCATTAAATGCCCAGTGCATATATTGCGTTGCCTGTTGCGCAACGGAGACATCATCTTGGTTCGATGGAATGTACTCGACCGCTCGATCAGTCGATAAAAACACGCGCAATAGACTTGGTTTAATTGATCGTATTGTGTCGCGTACTTTTGTTGCGACTACTTTAGATCGACCGTCTTCTTCGCCAATATCTACTTCGCCATCAAAGTATCTTTGTGCCTTAATTCTGTCCTCAGAAATTTCGCTCTCAATAAAATCAACGGCATCCTGTACGGCCTGCTGCACGATGCTTTCAACTCTATCTTCATCCATTTTCTCTGGCTTCATTTATATTCCCTTACGGAGTCATTATGTTTAATAAGCCTTCTGGCTGAGTAGCTTGAGATGTTGCTGCCGTTCCAGCATAGACACCAGCAGCTCTGCCGACTCTAGAATATTTTCTCACCAGCTTATCCATTAATTTTTCATCGCTCAATGCTTTAAAAGCAACTTTTGGCTCTTGCGTAAAGATAGTTTGAATAATTTTTAAACGCTCTGCATCATTAAGCTCTGGAGCGTCTTTTTTTAATAATTTAAGCCCAGCCCTAAGAAAGCCAGTAGTAGGATCTAAAAGATCTGCGGCAGATATATCTGTTCCTTGATTATTTAATTCTCTTTGCAACTGAGCAGTTGGTGATCCAGCACCCGGTTTTACTTTTTGCGCTATCTCAGATGTGGCCCCAGCAAGATCTAATTTCTTTATTAAATCATCAAACTTGTCGTCCGTTCCGCCTAGAATTGTTCTTAAAGCAGCTCCAAATTGAGAGTCTTCATCGGCCAACTTTGAAAATGTTGTTTTTTGCCTGTTAACTTGATTTCTTAATGCAGTCATGGCGCCAGCTTTAAATGCTTTTAATTGCTCGCCTGATAATTTTTCTAAAAACATTTCAGTTTGAGAAATATCTGTTCTTAGAAATTTTCTACCTTCTTCAAAAGATTCTTGCGCACTCATCATTTTTGCGTAATCAGCTCTCACTCTTTTTAATGGCTGCGATGACTGGTCAATTGACTCTCTTAACGCTTTTTCTTTTCCCTTAACCGCAGTACCTAAAGAGCCTTGACCTTCTCTGAACATTTTTCCTGATATATCATTTAATTCTCGCCTTATCATTTCTGCATCTCGCAGAGTAGGCTGCCTAACCATTCTCATTTCTCCTGCCGCATTTTTAGCAAACAAAGGAACTAAGTTTCTCATAGCGTACATTTTATTTACATTCTCTAACGCTCCGGGAACAGTTTTTGCTGCCTCCAACATATCTTTGGCAATAGATTTAGTTATAACGTCGTCTGGAGCGTTTTTAAATATCTTGTCGTATATCTTTCCTTGTTCTTTTTTTAACGCTTCTTGTGATCTTGTAAATCCTTTTAATACGTTGTCATCCATATTTGGAGCAAGTCTTTGCTGTAACGCATCTATCGCACCTTGCTTGGTTGTTTTTGCTCTTGACGCAGTTCTAGATAAAACCTCTGCCCCAGCCGCTCCGCCTTCGATAACGTATGCTTTTAAGGCGTTTTGCAAAGTTTTGTTATCAGATAAGTATCGTCCTTCCATAAAGTCCATCATTAACTGCTGCTCGTTTTTTCCAGTTAATTTAATCAATCTTTGTATTTCTGCTTGAACAGCGTCTGCTGGCAATTTACCAAGTTTTCTTTTTGCAAAGTCAACCAAATCAGAGACTTTTCGTATTGCAAATTTTCCACCTTTACCAACGACTGGATTTAAAAAAGTACCTATACCTCCGCCTTGCAAAGTATCTGCAAACTGCCCTCCAAAATCTTCTGATTCAGAGTAACCTAATCCACTAGCAGCCCCTTCTGCAAATCCAATTCCAGCCAGTCTGCCTACCGTTAATGGAGCAGCAGTTCCGCCAGTCATCATTGTTGCAATAATGCTTGGCACAATCGCACCAACAAGTTCTGTTGTGATAGCGGTGCCGGGATTTTGTTGTTTATATCTTGAAAGCTCTTCTCTTATTTTATTTCTTATTTCTGAATATTCTCCACCGCCCATGCCCTCTGGCAACATAGATCTAATTGCCGCTTCAATTTCATCTCCAAATCCAAACGTTGCTCCTTGAGTGAATGTCCTCCCAAGATTCATTGCCGCAGGATCTTCTGGGAGGGGAGCTGGCGCAACAGGAGATGGTAGACCGCTCCTTTTGATATCCAATTCATTTATAAGTTTTTGTTGAGCTGCATTCGGCCCTACTAGAGGAGATAATACTGACGAACCATTCTGCTCTCTAATTACTTCGTCTAAGATGTCTTGCTGGGCTTGATTCGGCATATTATTCTTCTCCTGCTAGATAATAGTCTTTTCTTTGCGCAGCATTAAACAAAGCCCAAGTTTCCCTTGGAACTCCATCTGGTTTTTTCAGATACTTCATATTTTCTTGTGTTATTTCGTTTTGTTTTTTGATGTACTCGGTATATGGCATATCTTGCAATTCTGCGGCTCTGCGAGAAACCTCAACTTTAAGTTTTTCTAACGCATCTATTTTTCTTATAATATGATTTTGTAACTCTGGCCCTTTTAAATTTAAATCTAAACCTTTACTTAAAACTAATTGCAGCTCTTTTTCACTTAGAGCGCCAAATGTTGCTTCATTAATTGCTTGAATACCTAAACTGATAGCCGCCTGCCTTAGCCTAGCGGTTGCATCATTAAATGCTGGTAAAAATTCATTTTGTATGACGCCTGACTTTGCGCCGTCTGCTAAAGCGTCTAAAGCCTCTCTGTATATGCCCAAATTCCCTTCAATGGCGTAAGTTTTAGCTATAGCATCTTGCGCCATGTCTCTGCCTTTTTGGACATCTGCGTCATAGCGCTTCAGCGATAACTCTGCTTCAAATATCGCCGCTGGATCTCTGCCTTTGATTTGATCTCCTTCAGAGTCAAGCAATGGAACTACTTTCGTTGTTCCGTCTGGTTGTGATTGCACAACAAACATTTCATGTTGAGAGTTTGTTTGAACGCCAGAGGTGTTTGTTTTAGCCGTTATGCCTAAGTCTTTTTGTATGATTTGTTCATATATTTTTTCTGCCATCGCTGGATTTTCTTTAGCAATAGCTGCGTAATCTTTGTAATCTTCACTGTTCTCTAAAAAGTTAACAATCTGTGCAGAAGTTTTTCCTTCTCTGTAGATCTTCATAGCTTCTTTAGGATCGCCACCTGCTTTAATCCAATCAGCCGCTTCAGTCCCAGCGACTGTCCCCATAGATGAAAAATAATCCGCCGTTCTGTTTAATTTTCTTAAATCCGTATTAGATTTGATTCTTGCCTGCATCGCTGTATTTAATCCAGCATCTGGCTTTAATCTTAATGTGTTAAATGCCATTGCAGCGTCAGCAAAAAATGTACTAGCGGCTCTTGGATCGTCTTTTAAGTTTGCGTACAAACGCTTTAAAAAAGTAGATTGCTCGTTCCCAGATCCAGACCTGTTTTCTTCGTTTTCAACTGCCTTAATTGCCTGCACCTCTGGCTCGATTGGTGCAGTCCCAGACATATCATACTCATATATTGGAGCGCTTACTTGACCAGCGTTGAACATTGTTGTTTGGCCCTGCGGATAAACAGTGCCTTGTCTAATTATGTCTTCTCGATCAGAGTTTGCAATTTCATATTGATCTTTTAACGTTAAGTGTCCGGGCATCTCTGAGATTACATGTGGATAGCCGGGATTTGCAACTAAAAAAGGATCAGGTTCTTGTTCTACAATTGGAACCATTCTGTTTTGTTGCGGCTGGACTAATTGAGGAGTTTGCTGTTGCAATCCTCTTTTTTCTGCCATTCTTTCTCCGACAGCTCCAACTACATCGCGCAACGCACTCATGTCAGACGCCGTTCCTTGCTGTCTTTTAAAAAATTCTTCGTCTAGATTAAGTAATCCGATCGCCATATTATTTCCTATTAGTATGCTGGAAAACCAAGATTTGGCATAAGCGTATATCCACTACTCATTGGTCGTTTAAACTCTGACTCATCGATCCCAGCAATGTAATTGCCACGCTGGAACGTATCACCGGCTGGCATTCTATTGCCAAACATATCCATTAAGTTTTGAGCGCCCTCAGCGCTAATTGGAGGTTGCTCTTGCGCTCCAATGCCTCCCATATCTGGCATATCTAATAAGCCCATGCCAGAGCTAGGAGCTGCCCTAAGCGGCTCTGGAGTCATCATGCCTTGAGCAACGTTAACTCCGCTTCCTATTTGTTGCGGTTGCGGTTGCATTTGCATCATAATTACTTGGAGCTGCTTAAGCTGCTCTTCGCTTAAAGAGGATGGAGACATCCCCATTTGCTGCATCCCCTGCATCCCCGGCAGCGTAGGCCCTCCCATCATCATACGTTTAGCACCTCATAGTTAACCATTAAGTATCCGTCTTTATGACGCTTAACAAAGTCTGGATGAGTCTTCATAACTTTTTGAGCAATAACGCCTACCTCTGGGTTTTTATTTAATCCAAGTTTCTTAGCAAGTTTGTTCCATTTCCAAGTAAATATTTCAATACCATTTTTTGCCTTACCAACTAACGTAATATCTGTTTTTAAATTTTTGTCTGATCCCATAAAAGCTGCTTGAACGGCAGGATTAGACGCCATACTTGCAACACTGCTTAACATTCCGAACAGCCCCGGCGAACTACTCGTTGTTTGAGTCTGCCCACCACCGTTCGGCACGGCTTGCAACGCATTGCTTGCGTAGTTAATAGATTGAGCTGGTGCGTTTGTGTATCCAGCGTATTGCTGTTTAGCTGCATCAATCAATGCCTGCTGTATGCCCTGCTGTAGCGCTCCCTGCTGCATCATATTTTGATTGATTTTTTGCCCCATGCCAAAACCAAGATTTGCGACGTTTCCAAGCTGTGCGCCTGCGGCTAATCGTTGCTGACTTCCTTGCAATCCACTGTTAACGTTAAATTGGTCTGCCGCCATTCGATTATTAATATCAAACTGACCTGCCGTTTGTGCGTTTTGAAATCCCTGCGCCCTTAGAGCAGCAGATTGTTGTCCTAACAAATCAGCAACGCCACGCCCCATCTCAGCTTGAGCGATTCCGTGTCGAGATCCACCAAATGCCTTAGCAGCCTGCGCTCGAGCGCCCATGTTATTCATTCCAATTTGTGCATTACGCAGCACGTCTTGCGCCTGTGCGTCGATCACCTGTTGCGTGTACGGATTTTGATATTGGCTGAGATCAGTCGTTGCTAACTGGCCAGCTTGAACCTGTTGCGGCGCATATCCCATTTCAAAAGCAGCACCTTGTCCAGCTCCGTATACACCTTGAGCTGCTGCTTGATTTACGTTAGGGATTCCGCCCTGTGGAGAGCCTGCCATAATTTATCCTTTGTATATTGCGTAACCGTTGCCTAATGAAACATATCCGCTAGGAGCCGCTTGGTAACTTGGCTTAAAATTGTTTTGCAGAGTGTTATGTAAATAATGATTTGTCCCTAATTTCACAAGACTTCCAGCTGCTGGCCCCGGAGGAGTTATTGGCGCTGGTTGATTTCCACTATAAGGATCAACAAACATTTTGTTATATTGCGCCACTTGGCCCGGCCTTCTTGACTCTAACTCTGCTAACGCTTGATCAAACAAGTCGCCAGATGAATACGCCTGCAATCCGCCAGCATATGTATTAGGCGTTGGTGCCATGCCTTGCATAGCAGTTAATGAGCCTTGTGGAACCATTCCAAACGCTTCTGCCGCGTTAATGTTTGAGTTAAAAGCCGCTTGCTGAGTTGGATTAAATGCCGCGACATCAGGCCCATAAAATGGCATATATCCAACTTTTTGGGCCGTTTCAGCTCTAGCAATGTTCCTTTCTGCTGGCGCTTGAACCCAAGCTGGTACGCTACTGCTCGTTGTTTGGCTTCCGCCTTTACCGCCGCCGCTCATTTATATCTCCCTTTTAAGCGTTGTAAACTCAAATTTCCATCCAAGTTTATTTAATACTTTTTCCCAGCCCTTACGACCGGCTATTGTTAATGAAGAGCATCCGTTTGCCTTAGCAAACTCAGCAAATGGCTCGTTTAAGGTTGTAATTTGTTCAAGACTACCACCAGCTAGAAAAACGTGAAACACTTTTTTACGCGGATACTCAATGATTTCAGTGATGCAACAGCTGTCATCAAGAGGCCAAAACTGGTACCTATAACTAAGAACGCCAAGAACAATGTCATCAAAAGTATGTGTACCACCGCTATAATCAAGAGCATCGTCAATGTATTGCCTACATCTAACCAATTCTTCAGTGACATTCATGGCACATACAGTTCCGCCACAGATAACGTAACGGATGGTGATGCTGGGCAAAATGCAGTTGCCGCAGTCGTTGATAAAGAGCCATTTGTGCTATCTACGGCAAACATTGACTGCAAATAATCGTTGGCATTTACATCAAAAACGCCAGACCTGCTAATTATTTTCTTTTGCCCATTGTTGTGCAGCGTAGTCACCATCGTTGAGTTGTCTACATTAACGCCGTTAATTCTAGGCCAGAAATAAAACGTAACCGTACTGGCTGAACTTGAAGTAATCTCAGCGCTAAAATTTAATCGATATATGCCAGACTTAGCAAACACAATCTTGCTTGCATCAGTACCGTCAATAGACACATTATGCGACGATGCGCTTGTGTTGTAAGTTATTGCTGTGGCGGTATCGGCTCCAGAGGCGGTCTGGTTGGTAAAATCTACAAAGTATCCATATGAGTTCTCACCGTATGGAATGGGCTGAAAAGCGCCATCAGTTGAGACGACCATATGATTTATAGATGCGTCCCAAAGCATAATCCCATCGTCAGATGCAGAATCGCCATCCAAACGAAAATTTAATTTATTTTTTGTTCTAGCTAAAAAATTGTTAAGGCGCTCCGCCCATTCTCGCCAGCTGCCACCTAATGGTGGAGGCCCGGTCAACGCTTGCCTCCGGGCTTGGCCTCAATTCGCATCGTACCAACTCTCCAATCATTATTTACTTCTGTTTCAACTCTCATTCTAACTTGTCTGCCGCTGAATCTTACACTGGTTGGATTAGCCATTGCAAATGATCCAAACTCACTTTCTGTGCCGTTAGGATAAAAACGAGTCTTAAATTTGGCTGTTACATCCCCCTGAGTTAATTCATCTGGAATCAGGTTAGTGACGTGCATAATTTGATCTCCAGCACCAAGGCTTATTGGGCCAGACTCAACAAATTTAGTAGCGCCATCATGATTAAATCCATATTCTTGAAAATACAAATCACCATCTGGGCCAGCCCACAATGGATATCTTAAAATTCCAGTATCAATTGCAGCCGTTCGAGACAGTTCGCCAATCATCCATATGTTGTCTTTGTAATCATACGATACATATCGATCATTTTCTAAAGATCCCTCGCTAGGATAAAACCACCAAACCTCCGAAAAACGACTATTATGCGTCGCGTATACTTTACTAATTTGGTTTGTGTTTATATCTCGGAATATATGATCGCTAACCTCGCAATTAAGCTCTTTGACGATAGAGCCGTCAAACAAGAAAAATCCTTTTTGCCCCATCCAAAATGCAGCCTGATCAACAGTAACTAATGATTTTGGCGAATCTGTACCGCAGGCAGAACCAATTCGTTCAAATCCGTATACATACGGCGGCCCTTGATAAGTCGCAATGTGTGCGTCAACGTCTGTAAGGATTAACGTGCGGCCTCTAATTCTAACTGCTGACCGAATGGTTCCAGAGGTCTGCAACTCAATGTCGCCAGCCTCATTAGTTGCCGCAGGAGTCCATGATGTTATGTTTTCTTTATCGCACCATTGTATTTTGCGAGGATTGCCGCCAGCGCCAAGTGCGAATAAAAAACGTTCCTCGGTAACAATTAATGATTCATTATTTATGGGCGCATTAGTTACTGGCGCAGCCGGTGATCCTGATCCGCCGCTGATATCCCAAATGTGCAACTTTCTATCATCAGTAGAACATCCAACCAGATCCTCACCAAAGTTATCAAGCGCCCAAGTTGTCGCGGTCAACCAAATAGCGCCGGGAGTTCTTGGCGTACTGTATGATCCTGTGTTGTAGTAACTGCCGCCGTATCCAGTGTTTTGCGTAGAATCTTCTCGCCCTGCGGTAAACGATGTTGGCGTGATATCAGCCACAGTGCCTGATGCATTAATATAATAAAGTTTGTTGTAGGTTCCTACCACAATATTGTTTGCACCACCTAAGTCACGCCAACCATGCATACCTCTAGGGGCAGCATCTATCCCAGATGTAACAAAATCAGACCATCCGCCAACTGGACGCATACTGCCCTCAGACCAGCGTACTAAACTTGCATCACGCCATCTGTTTGATTGCTCGAACTCTGTGCCGTTTTTATACACGCCCGGCGGTAACTTTATTGGAAGTAACGCCATTTACAGTTCCTCAGCTTTCCATTTTTTCATTGGACATTCTGCATTTTTTATTCTAGCTTTTAGATAAATAACGCACCCGCATTTGTTACAAACATTAACGCCTAACGCTGTTGTTTTATGTTTGCAAGAATTGCACAAATTAATTCTATTTTCTACGAATTCTCCCATTTTCCCTCTGGGCAAAATTGATCAATAATTCTGGCTTTCATAAAAGTAACGCATCCGCAGGCATTGCAAAAATCTTGAGCCGGATCTTTTGATGGGCAAGTCTTACAAACTGCTAATCTAGCGTCTTGTATTTCTTGTGAAGCTAAATATTCTTCTTCTAAAGACATTATCTAATCCTTATGGCTATTTTTGAGTTACCTGTATAGTATGGGCTGTTACTTTGATTTGATCCTGATCCTTGATATGTTGCGCTTCCAGCACTAGCAGCAGATCCAACAAATCCAGATCCACCTCCTGATCCAGCGCTAGAACATGGCGGATTAGTTGAGCTTCCTCCGGGATAGTATCCGCCACCGCCAGTTGAGTAAGTGCAGGTTTCAAAACCTGATGCAATCCAAGATCCTATTAATCTGCTTGGGCAAGTTCTAAATACAGCTCCAGATATCCCAGAGCATGAACTGTAACAAGCGTTATTAATGTTAGGCAAATAAAAACTTCCATGATTGGATTGGCTTGCAGGACGATTGCCTCCGCCAGAGGTTCCCCCGCCAACATATCCTTGTGATGACATTCCGCCAGCTATGCCCCATATGTTTGAGTCGGCAGTAATTTTAGACGCATCTCGGTAACTTGTTGTGCTGCTATATGGATGAGCAGAAAACAATCCACTCCAACCATTGGTTACTTGGTTTTGGCTTGCGCATCCAAATCTATCCCATTGGAACCTACAAACTCCAGAAAAACCGTCATTCCAAACGCCTTGTGATGCGACGACGTAATAAACAGTTCCAGTAGTTGTCCCCATGTTAATGTAAGTATAACCACCTCGACCAGAACTTCCCCCGCCCCAGACTTCCGCAGAAACTGATGTTGGAGCAATTGTTCCAAATTGATCTGGAATGGCTGTTGGAATAACATAAGATCCAGTTAATCCGGTGTAACTTGCCTCAAATGCAAACTCCCCAACGTAGTTAGATCTAACTTGAGGATTTGATACATTTTCTATACTAGCAAACATTTTAGATCCAGCGACCCACGCCTTAGTAGATGCTTGGCCTTGATAAGTTACTGCGCCGCTAATATTTATACTGTACCAATGCGCATTCGCGCCAAGATTAGATGTGTAAACAGCAGTTGATTGATACTCAGTGCCAGACGATAAAGTGACTGTGATGCCAGCGTAAAATTGATCCCAATTGCCACTGTTTTTTACATATCCAGCCTTGACGGTTTGCCAATCGCCACTGTCTTTAGCATACAAAACATTGACCAACTCCCATTGACCGTCTTTTTTAACATATGTTCTAGCCATTATATTTGATACCAAATATCTCCGTCAGATCCTCCAGATGGGGCGCTTGTACTTATTGTTCTCGCACCAAATCCATTTGATCCTGTAGTGTCTGTAATATTTGTTAGCGCTGCTTGCTTTGCATCTAACTGAGTCTGTACCGCAGACGTTACTCCGTCAACAAAATTTAATTCTGCGGCTGAGGTTGTTACGCCAGATAATATATTTAGTTCTGCCACCGTTGATGCGATCCCATCAAGCGCGTTTAACTCAGTTGCCGTCGATGTGATCGCAGTTCCGTTAATAGACAGTGCGCTAAAATTACCAGTTGATGCGGTAGTGGCTCCAATTGCAGTGTTGTCAATAGCTCCAGAATTAATATCGATACCAGTAACAGGTGTTGTGCCGTCCAATAAGTCATCAAGCGTGTCGAGCGTTATATTTATTTTACTTCCCCAAGTGTTTTCAGACGCGCCAACCTCTGGCTTGACCAGTGCATACGTCGTCGTTGTTGTATCTGCCATCTATATCTCCTGTTAATTAATCTGCTGGTTCAGGTGTGTTGCCCTCAGCCAACCACTCTAAGTATTCTTGATAGTCTGTGTTATTTTCATCGAATATAAAAGATTTTAATGGAACAGTCCCAACAGTCATAACTGCATTAGGTTCTTCTTTATCTGGGTCTGTTCTATAAAGTTTATAATTCATAGTTCGCATCCTGTAAAATAAAGATATCCGCTTGAGTTCTGTGATCGTAAAAAAGTACCTTGCCCAGAACTTAAACCTGAAGAAACACTTCCAGTAACTCTTCCTCCAGAAGTTCCTGCAGCAGAAAAATTTAATGCGGTGCAAGTAATTCCACTTGATGTGGGACCACCTACCTGAAAATTACTATCAGTGCCATGTATAATTCCAGTAGGAGCTACACGAGTTTGCACTTTCCAAGGAATAAAAATAAGCCAAGAAGTGCTTCCAGTAGCATATCCAATACCTAGTTGATCGTCAGTACCTGAACCAAACCAAGGCAAGTACCTCTGACACAACTGCAACTCAGTCGTATACGGTCTATGCTCAAACTCAGTAGCTGACTCACCGACCTCTAGCTGGACTCCTGTAATGTACATTGTGCAGTTTGTATCAACACTCCAAAGCATACTAAACGACAAATCTCCAGCAGCAACTGTATCTGCGTTAGTAAAAGTATGTGTAAATCTTTGCCAAGTTGTTGTAAGAGAATCAGATGTTGTTACTGTTTGTGTATTACCGCCACCAAGTGCTGAAGCTGCATATCTATATTGAAAAGTGCCGTTAGCAGTACCTGTGTTTATTTTTGCGTAATATGAAACTGTTAATGTTTCATCTAATCTACCTGCTTTCCCATCAGCAGGTAGTTCAACTGCGTGTCTAAAATCTTGTCCTGAAGCAGTTCTTGTAAAAGACATTGAATACTCTAATCCTGTGTTTGCAGGAGCATCAGAAGATTGTGCTAAAGTTACAGATGTACCGTTAGCATTTACAATAAACCTATCAACAGAAAGATAACCAGTGCTTGATGTTGACCCACTTGTCCCACGCTGTGCAATCTGCATCGCACCATTGATGATTAAGTTCTTACCTACTACGTTATTAACGTTAGGCGTGACTCCATTGATGGTTGTTGTGTTGCCATCGTTAGCATCTGTAATTGCATTGACTGCGATTGTACTCATGTCTTAGGATACCTTTCTTTAACTGCTTGAATCTGTGCAGCCATGTCATCAGGAAACACACCAGCGTGATACAGTGCGTCTAGCTGATCGCCTATTGCTGGATACTCTGTAACACGACTACGAGCATATTGATTTGCGTCATACTCAGCTTGTAATCTAATTACTTCAGCATCTATCTCTGCGTCAGTTGGTTGGTTTTGTACTAAATCTTGCCAAATAATAGTATTTCCAACCATGTGAAAATCAGCATTAGGGCGCAAAGAAAGCAATGCTGTTGGTTTATCTATAATCATTATCCAGCGATCTCCAATAGTGTCATTCTACTTGTACCACCGTTATAGTTTAGTCTGGCTTGCTCTCCAGCTTGCTTACTTACTTGTAAAACGTAAGTGAGTTGTGATGTTGTAGAAGGGGAATCTAACCAATTTATTGGTAAATTAATACTTGTTAAAATACCACTCCCACCATAATCATAAGTCTGACCTGTAGATGCTGCACTTGCGGTAGCTCCTACTGCTCGGTAAAGTCTAAATAAAGCATGAGCAGAGTTTCCAGAAGATAAGTAATACATCATTGCTACGTCTGCTACTACAAAAATTTTATTACTCGTGCTAGATGGAGTAATAACTCCACTAAAAGAAGATGTAGATGTGTAAGAACCTGATGTAAAAGTTTCTTGTGTAGTTGATTGAGTTTGAACTACTTGCAATACTTTACCAAGTCCACCGTTAATCATTGTCTCAGTAACTGTTCCTGTATCGCCTGTAGTTACTACATTTCCTGTGACATCAGGTAACGTCAGAGTTCTATCTGTGTTGCTATTAGGGGCAGCAATGGTAAAGTCACCTGTCCCACTAGCGTGTCCCTGAATAACAACTTTACTCATTACATATTCTCCACAACAGTTGTCAGTGCGTCTACATCCGCAGCAGCATCGATGTCAGTCTGTGCTGTCTCGTACTTAGTCCTGATAGCAGCCCTAGCCGTCTCAGCAGCGTCAGCATCAGCACTAGGAATCTGCTTAGATATGATGTCATCGTGTGGCTTAAACTCCTCCTCACGATTAGCTCTACGCATCTCATGTGCAATAGTCTTAGCTTTAGTCAAGTTAGTTGTGATCGGCATTATGAATACTCCCAAGCATTTCTAAAAGTTCTATCGCTAGGCACGTCAGTTACATCTACAATCTGATACGCTACACCAGTAGGTACATCCTTATCTGCGATCTGTTCTATTGTTAATCCACAGTTAGGAGCAGGTACTATGACTGCAACTCCTCCGTCATCTGTGGGATATATAATTCTTTTATCCATTATTGCTCCTTGTTAAGTTACCTAAAGACTGCTGCCATTACTGTGTTGCAGTCAAATGAAGTGGTTGGTCCTCCAGTATTAATTCTTACACTACCTGCTGCAGGATTAGATCCAATTTCATCAATTTTAAACAAAGCGTCTGTTGTTCCAGAGTCTGCCTCTTTAGCTGATCCTGAAACAGCATAGTTTGCGTCAGTCATTGCGTTGGTAAAATTAATAGTGTAGTCACCTGCACCGTTATCAGTAATGCTACCTACATTAAACGATCCTCTAATAGCTACAGTACCAGTACCATTAAAGTTAACCCATGCCTTTGCAGATCCGTTAATCACATTAGTGACCGCAGTAGACTCTGTGTCTAACTCGTCAGCTATTGTTGTTGTCTTTACTTTCCCTGTTTTAAGTGTACTCATTTGATTTACCTAAAGACTGCTACTTATCGAATAACTTGAATAGACACAAGTTCATTATCCCTAGTTGTTCTGTTTACGGTTGAACTTGCAATAGCTGACTGCACTTGCAATGCAGAGGCTGTTCTTATTCCGCCTGTTGGTGCTTCTATAGTAGTTACACCGCTTGTGGCTTCTTCAAATGAAGATGTTGAAAAAGAATAATTTGCGTCAGTCATAGCAGTAGTAAAAGTAATTGTATAATCACCAGTGCCGTTATCAGTAATACTACTTACATTCCCAGATGCTCTAATCATATTACCTGCTGTTTGTGTGCCATCAAAGTTAACCCACGCCTTGCAGGTATAGACTTCTACGTTGCCAGTGGTCTTGATTGTGTCTACCTTAACTGTACTCATGGCTTAGGATTCTCCGTCTTAACAGCAGCAATAGCATCCTTCCAAGTAGTTGTACCATTCACACTATCCCAGTACTGCATATCGAGTTGCTCTTGTATTGATGGATAAGCTGATGCTCTGTCTCTTGCGTACTGTTTAGCATCGTACTCAGTTTGTAGTCTAATAACCTCAGCATCTATCTCTGCATCTGTTGGTTGTGTTTGCTCTGTGTCTAACCACTCAAGGACATCACCACGCATTGCCCATTGTGCGTCAGGACGTAAAGAAACAATTGCATCTACTTTGTCAGCAACTCCATCTAAGTTAATCATTGTGCAATCTCCGTAGCTGATAAAGAAACACAGTTCGGATAAACAGTACTTGACGCACCTACGCCAGCACCTCCAATAGTGACTGTTCCAGAATAAGTTTTTGCAAAAATATTATAAGTAACTGTAGAAGTTGTGTTTGGAGAATCAATTATAAACATAGATACGTTTTGCCAAAATGCTGTGTAATAAGCTACACTTCCTGTAAGACCGTTAGCAGAATCTCCACTTAAACCTGTTGTTCCATTTCTATAAATATCCATAGCAACATAATGAGCAGAAGATAATACTGACGCAGCAAAGTCTATTTTAATTTTACTATTTGCAAATTTAGGCGTAATAGATACTTCAAAACCAGTATCAGTAAGTGTTGACACTGCTGCACTAAATTTTGGACGTGCTGTACTGTCGTATGTAACTTGTATTATCTTGCCTTGATTATCAGTACCAGCAGTATCTTGTATACTATCAACTCTTAGCGTACTCATAAGATCACCCAGTTCCCACCGCTTGTCACAGTTACTGTAACGCCACTACTAATCTCTATGTCACCAATGCTTGCAGCGTTCTTAGTTGCAGCAATCGTGTAGTCAGCGTCTATGCTTTGTTCGTTCTCTATAAAGTTAGGAATTTGTATTCCTGTAGTTCCATTAATTACAACTGCCATATATTCACCTATGCCGCTAATTTAGTCCAAATTTCTGAGTTCTCAGACTGCTTTGACCATGTCTCTGCATTTGCAGATTGTTTAGTCCAAGACTCTACATTAATTACTGAATCTTCCCACTTCTTTCTTGCCGATGCGGTAATTGCAGATGCCCCATTAATCGAGGCTGATCCAAACTTTATTGCATTCCCATTTGCGCTAACAGTAGAAACAACGTTAATTGTTGCACTTGCAGCAACTATAGTAACTGCGTTAGCATTTATATTTGATACAGCAGAAACAAGAGCAATCCCAGATTGGATTTTGTTAGCTGTAGCGGTAACAGTAGACGTTGCAGCAATTGTTGCCGTGTTATCACGATCTCGGATGTATACAATCGATGTAACCGAGGCCCCGGCAGATAACGAATCAGACTCGCGAACTCTTGTGCCGCTCGATGTTACTGTCGCCGTACTTGCAATGGCAGATGCTGCATCAATAACGATTCCTGCGCTTGCGGTGACGCTCGAGGCAGCAGTTACCGTTGCTGCGGCGTCAACAAAGTTAATTGCGCCTTCAGCAGAAAACGGTTGTTCACTAAATGCGTTTATGCCAAACAATTAAACAACTTTCCAGCTAGATCCTGACGGCACAGTGACGCTAACGCCAGAATTAACGGTTAATGGGCCAGCGGATATTGCGTTGTTTCCACTGGTGATCGCGTAGTTTGATGCAATCGTGTGCGTATGCTCAAATATGGCGCCAGAGATAATGCCGCCAACAGACGTTAAGTCTGCCGGAACGTTTACATCATCGTTTGAGTCGGCATATATTGATTTTTCGGCAGGATAAGTAACAAATACATCTTTTGTCCCAACGCCAAGATTTAACGCACTGCCAGAGTTTGACGACTCTAGTATCGTTGTGCGACTTAACGTTGTCCCGGAGGCTGTATAAGTACCTAATCCAACCTCGTAGTCATTGCCAGACACAATCGCATAGTATGTCGTGTTACCGTCGCCTACAGCGGAAAAAGATTGAAAGCCGTCTGCGGCTCCGGCAAGAGTTAACGTGCCTGTCCCAGTCGTTGTACTTGTTTCCTTGACTCGATCCTTTACAACTAGAGCCATATCAGTCCTTAATCAAGCGTTATGTCTAAATCTCCGGCTGGAACACGAAACACGTCGCCAGATTCAATTGCTTTTGATGCAGATAAAGTTGCATAACAAAGTAAATTGCCGGAACTTGATGCATCAAACACGCCAACATGGCTCACTGTGCCATAATTACCAGTAGCAGTTGGAAATTCAATAGAGCCAGAGTTTGTCGCTGTGTTTCCAGATACCGTAAACGCAGCAGTTTGCCTTGCGTAAGCTGATCCAGATACCTCTGTGCCGCCGCCAGCTTCACCGGGCGCACCAGTAAACAACGCCAAATAAAGCGTTGACGGTGCAGTGTAAGCGCTGTTTGTAAAGACGTGATCTAACAGCTCAGTCTCTAAATAGTTTGAAAAGCTCATCCTAGTCCTCTCACTTTAAGTTTTAATCCAGATCCAGACATTCTGGATCGATCTGATGATTCGTTTAATCTTGCAGCTGCTGCCGCATACAACTGCGCCCAAACTGTGATCCGTGCATCTTCCTGCAAGTATGGCGCAGAATGCATTAGCGATCCATATAAATATACATCGGGCGAGTCATCTAGCAACCAGTTATCGCTATTTGACGCTAAATCAGGCACTTTAGCAAAGTACAACAGCTCAAGCGTGTAGTCTGCATCCGGCGTCGGATAGAAGTTAAACTGCCCATCTGCGTGAGTGTAATACTCAGGCCGACCAGACACATCCTCGGCGCCAGCACGTTTATCTGCCATAGCGTCTCGAGATATTAAATTAACAACGGTTGTGCCGGTGCCTTGTATGCTGACTCGAATTGTTTCCATCCAGTCGGCTGGCACTTGCGAGTATTGATCGCCAGCATCTATCGTTGCCGTTGATCGAGTCTCCATCTTGTAGTGCCGAATATCGCGATTGATTTGCGACTCTGCCAGCTGAATGAACGTTGGGATGACTGCCGTTAGATCACTTCTATTGAGGTAATCGGCGACTGTCGATTGCAGTGTGCTGTAGTTTGTTATTGTCATAGCCCTATTCCCGGTTTGCGGTCAAATAATGGTACTGGCGGCGCCTTATAGTTATCTTGAAACAAATTATAAATATCTTTTCTTAAATCTTGATTTAAATAATTAAACTCATGCATTAAAAATTTTGCTGGATCATCAAGGCCGTTTTGTCCAAAATAATTAGTTAAATAGTCAACCATCTCTGGAGACATGTTTTCTCTAGTAAAAGCATCTTGAGGCCTTATTGACGGATCATTTCCGTATCCATGTTGATCCATAACGCCGCCGGGATTAATATTTGGATCTCCGCCATAAACATAATCATCTTTTCTTTGCTGCTCACGAATAGATGCTTCCTCTCGTTCCTTAGCAAAATCCAAGAACTTACTACCAAGTCCTTTTGCGCCTTGGACAAACTGATCTAACAATCCTAATTTTTTATCTGGCATATATTTATTTAAATTGATTTAACAATCCTAATCTCTCAAGCTGTCGTAAAGTATCCTCAGTAAATCGGCCTCCGACCATGTTTAAGTTTAAAGACCTTTGATCGCGAGGAATTAAATTATGTGGATCTACTATTGATCCATCTTTTCTACCGATAGCCTGTCGCGCCCAATCTAAACCCATACCTGATTCTTTAGATCCAGCGGTTATAAGGCCCGGTATATCGTATGGAGTAATATTGCTTTCAAGCAATCTAGCTCGCATTTCGCCGGGCAAATTTGTTGGATAACTATAATGATCAGATGGAGTAATTTTTCCAGTCAGATCCATAATTCCTATATTCCTAAACGCGCCGTCTATAGCGTTTAGCTGATCCATATCTGATACACCAGCTCTAATTTCTGAAGCGCTCAAAAGACCTTCTTGACCAAACGCTGTATCCGCATTTACTACTGTTCTATTTGCTCCCAACTTAGTTACTATAGCTTTTCTTAACTCTGCTGAAGCATTTCTCATTTGCTCAATGGATTTTGGATCATTAATCCCAGCCCAATCAGGTATCCTAAAATTCTTTGTTACAGTTCGTTTTTTAGGATCTCCGTTAGCTTTAAACTGACCCGGTATATCTTCAGATACCGAAACATCAAAACCTTTATTTTTAATTAAATCATCTAACCTTCTTTTATCTGCCGATCCAAGCGTTTCATATGCCCAACTCATTTGCAGCTCAGGGCTAAACGTTGCAAAATCAGATCCTGATGGCGTCATAGTATGCGGCATTAATACTGGATCAACACCGTATCTACTTTTCATATATTGCGCGTACTCCATAAGTTTTTTTGAAATCGCTGGATCATTTGCGTAAACGTTGCCTTCCATCTGAAATCCGTAATCCTGACCGCCTTGCAAATGCACCGGCCTTGATAGTTTTACGCCTTTAAATTCAGTAATTAATTGGGCTGTATCGCTTCTGTCAGCCATAGGCGTAATGAATGGAGTTCCAGCATTTGCGAGATCAATAATACTTATCGTATCATTTGCGTTTTCAGATAAATCTCCAATCTGCTCAGTTTTATATTGTAAATTTTTTACTTTTTCAGTGTTAGTTTTAGTGCCTCCATATCTGTCGTCAAAACCATAATCAGAAACAGATCGAGGGCCGCTTGGCGCCATTTCTTGCAACAAACCTGTTTTGCGCATAGTATTCTCAAGCATTTCTTGCGCCTTTGGTGTCGCTCCCTTTACCGCTGACTTTGCTCCAGCTTTAGCGACTGCGCCAACAGGAAATAAACTTTCTCCGAGAAATACGGTATCAGCCAAACTGGTTTGTCTGTTTGGCTTGACTCTAGGCAAATATCCGCCGGTGCCTTGATACGGCATATCAAATGGCATATTGCCATATGATAGATTTTCAAACTCTTCAGGCGCTTGACCAATCATAAGATCGCCAACTCCCTGACCACCAATCAATGGTATTAGATCTGGAACTGTTGCCTTATTGCCAAAACCTCTGGCAGACTCAAGCCCTTGCCCCACCATAGCTAACAATGAGTTTTGCGGAATTGCTGTTAATTCTGCTTGACGATTAAGTCGCGCCATCGCTCTGCGCCTTGCCTCTTCTTTATAATCAACTGCCACTACGCTATCCCTCGCAAGTTACGCCTGATTGGCTCGCCCCAGCTCGATGCCTGATTCTGGTATCCAACTGCCAAGTAGCGCATTGCATCTGCGCCATGTGATGTCCAGTCATGCCGAGGCCTGCCTCGCCACGTTCTGCCCTTTTCGTCAAAGTCTCGTTGATATTGCCGCAATGCCTCGATGCCTCGATTGCACTTAGCTTCGTCGAACCAGCATCGCCCGAGCATGGATCGCACTGCCTGTATTCCATCATCGACGCCTAGCTTTGGTGCTATTGTCACGGGCCTTATCCCTAGCGAATCCAACGTTTCGAGCCGAGACTTGCCAGTTCCCAGCTCTTTAACCTGCACGTCATGCGGTAGGACGTGCGACTCATAAACATAATCCTTTTCTTGCAACACTTTGGCGTAATGATCAAGGCCAACGCCAGAGCTTTCGTAGTAGTCGATCAGCCTAACCTCGGCTCCAACGTGTTGCGCGAACCAGATCGAGGTCGAATCCCCGATACCTAAATCCCACGCCGTGACGACTCCAACGGCTCTATCATATGGGACTGCGGCGATCCGTCCAGTATTTGTTACTTCCTTCATCTCGGTGCCGTAATAAGCGCCAGCGATTGCTGCCTCAAAGCTGCACTCAAACTCTTGCTCGTATCGATCCTCGCCCATTGTCTTGAGCGCCGCGTCTAACTCCTCAGCTGGCAATATGCCAGTGTCGCTAGACTTATGCACCGCCGTGTACCACGTCGGGTCATTGCGCGATGCATCAAATATCTCCCAAAATTCGTTCTTACCTTTAGGCGTACCGATAAAGGTTGCGCGGCCTTGGCGATCTGCAATCGCCGGGCGAATGACCGTCGACCATGCGTTAGCCGGGAAGTCAGCTGGCTCGTCCAGCACCACCGAGTCAAAGTACAGCCCTCGCATAGAGTCTGCTGTCTCGGCGCCAAACAATCGTATGCGAGCGCCATTAGGAAAATCAATGCGCAACTCAGACTCGTTGATCTTGATGCCCGGTATATTAACCGTGAACTCTTTGCAATAGTCCCACGCTACGGCCTTGGACTGCCGATAGGTCGGCGCAATGTACGCCACTCGGACGTTAGGCCGGTCAATCGTCAGCGCATCGCGAATCAAGTCATTAATCGCGGCGACAGTCTTGCCGCACCGCCGATGCGCCACCAAACAGGCAAATCGACTCGTTCTATCGTGAAACGGAACCATGACGTCCCGAGGCGTGTACGGAATCGTTATCTCAGGCATACCATCCTAAGAAATCCGCCATCATTGCAAATGTCGACAGGATACAACCAGCCACCATCAAAAATAAGAACTTATCCCAGTTACTCATCCTTGCCCTTCCACTTGATGACCATCGGCCCACCGGACTCGCCAGTATGCTCAAGCTGCTGTTTCTCACCATAACGTTTAGGCAATAGCTTACTCGCCACCCATTTGTGCGCGTCGACCTTCAATCGCGCCACATTGTATGTCTCGGGAGTCGCATCATAGGCTATCTCGAGGATATCCTCTGCGGCAAATTCTTGGCACGCATTCTTCGCTCGCGCGTATTTGTCGCGTATCGATTCGTGTTTGTACATCCACCGATAGAATGTAGACTTATCTGGAGCCCAGCTCTCGGTCTTGCAGATACGATTTAATGATCGACCAGATGCGATTTCCTCGCAGATTCGATCCACCAACTCATCAGTGTAATCAGTTGGCCTTCCAATTTTTACTTCTTCAGTCATCTAAAACTCCATCAAATAATTACCTAAACCTGATTCTAATTCAGACATGACAATCAGGACAGGACAAAAAGGACAAAAGACATAACTCTTTAGAGTTATGTCTTGTCTTGTCCTCTAATTTATTTGTCCCCGACAATGTCCTCGACTTTGTCTTTAAAAACTGTAAGTTGTTGATTTTATTAGCTTTAATAAGGCAATACTCCAGGACATTGCAAAATGTCTTCAAATGTCTTTTGTCTTTTAATTGATGTAAGTCATTGATTATATTCATTTGTCGTCAAGTGTTCACTTGTGTGTTCAAAACTGCAATAAAAGCGCTATCGGTTGCCGACCATCCTTGCCCAAAAGGCACGATATATTCTGCATCGATCAGCACTCCAACCATCCTTGATGGATCATTTTGCATTGCTTTTTTGGCGGAAGATTCTTTCATCATCATTGCCGGGCCGGTTAAAAAGTCGAGCATACCAGATCTAGTCACATGAGGTCGCCCCTGTGGATCGTTAACTCTACCAGCAAAATGCCAAGCTCTCTCGAAACGTTTTCGATGCTCTTCAACCTTTGAGACAACCTTTGTCTTGGCCTGCGGCTGACTCACTGATTCCAAGACAACGCTCGATACCTGATCGCCGTCCTCGTCTCGCCATCCTCTAATATCAACCTTCTTAAGATCAAAGAACAGACTGTCCTGCATCTCGGAATCCTTCATCTTTCTCTGAATAACCTCAATTGGGCCATTCTTAGATGGCTTCACGCTAACCTCTATATCCAGTGCGCCTCGCCATGCACTAGAGCCTCTGGCACGGTGTTGCGCCTCATCCGATACGCCCGTGTGATGAACTAGGACGACTGTACAGTCGAACTCTTCCATCAATAAGGCGCAGGCATCCAGCATTGTCTTGGCATCCTGAGCGCTGTTCTCATCGCCATTAAGAAATCGGTGCAATGTGTCTACAACGATAACCTTTGGCGTCTCAGGCAGCGCCCGGACGTTATCGATGACCTTAACCAAGCCCTCGCTCGAGTTGAGATCAGTGCCGGTCTTACTCATCCAGAATTTAATCTTATCGACATTAAAGTTCTGCATCCATGCGGCGACTCGAGCGCGTAAACCGTAATGGCCCTCACCAGCCAAGTAAACGATCGGCAAGTCTTTTGTCCTGTTACCGCACCAGTCTCTGCCCTCCATCTCGATAGCAGCCATCCTTAGGCACCAGTCAAGCACTAAAAATGTCTTACCTGAGCCCGAGGGGCCATGCACCATCATAAGTGACTTATTCTGGAGCCAGTTCTTGATGTACCAGCTGATCGGCGCCGGCTTTGTCGTGAACTCATTGCCATCAACTAGCCAGTCGAGCTTGATCTCAGGTGGCTCCAGTAGAGTTGCTAAATCATTGCCTGCCAACAAGTAATCGTTAGCGTCGCCTTCATCTGGGGGAATGATGACGGTCGCCCCGTACTTCGCGCTGGCTTGGTCTGCGTATGACTTACCAACCCCACTGGAATCATGATCTGCCACTATGATGATGCGCTGAGAGGCTCCAAAACGCTCTCTAAGCTGTCCAACAACATTAGGGATGTTACTCGCCGAGTATGCAACGTAACACGACACGCCGCTCGTCTCAGCGATTGTAGCGGCAGTTGCGTAGCCCTCGGCCACATATAGGTGCGTATCCTGATTCGATCCGATACGCCAGAATGATCCGCCGGTCTTGCCGCCGGGATGATAGAGCTTGCCACCATCAGAGTCGATGTATTGCACGGTAGTCATCTCGCCGTCACTGTTAAACAGTGGCACGATCAATCGACCATCGCCAGTCACTCGAGCGCCGTTAGGCTGAATCTTTTTCTTAATTAAGTAAGGATGATCCTCGGTCGCTTCGGCGGCCTCAGCCCAGATCTTATTGACAACGTCAGAGACGTTATCGCGCATCAGTTTCTCTGCCGTC